ACCAGACCTGGCCGAGCTCTCGAGGTCACATCAACGACGTCCGCATCCGCTACGTCGCAGGCTACGGTGCGCCGACGGATGTGCCGCCAGCGATCAAGGCGGCGATCAAGCTGATGATCGCGCACCTCTACGAGAACCGCGAAGCGACGCTCACCGGGACGATCGTCACCGAGTTTCCGCTCGGCTTCACCGCGCTCCTGTCACCCTTCAAGGTGTTCTGATGCAGGCGGGGCGTCTTCGACATCGTGTCACCGTCCAACGGGCGACCGACGCCATCGACCAGTACGGAGACCAGACGCCGACCTGGACAGCGCTCGGCACGGTCTGGGCGTCCGTCGAACCGCTCAACGGTCGCGAGTATTTCGCCGCCGCGCAGATGCAAAGCGAGATCTCGACGCGCATTGTCATCCGTCCAATCTCGGGCGTGACGCTGACGCCGAAGGATCGCGTCAAGTTTGGCTCGCGCTATTTCGACATTCAGTCGGTGATCAATCGCGACGAGCGGAACCGCGAGCTCCAGCTACTCTGCGTCGAGCGATTTACCTGATGGCAATCATCACGGATTTTCGCATTGAGGGATTGAAGGAGATCGAGGCGCGACTGACCGAGCTCGATGCTTTGGCCGGTAAGCGGCTCCTTACTCGAGCAACCCGTCGCTCGCTAATTAAGCTCGAGCGCCAGGCAACCTCGAACGCGGAAAGCTTCGCTCGATCGGGCGCGCTCGCCGAGTCGGTTCGAATCGTCACAGTCAAGCCTCGAGGGACTAACGTCGTCGAGGTCCAGGTCGGGCCGAAGAAGTCAGACAAGAAAGCGAAGGCGCTGCATAACGTCTACTACGACAGAAAGCGGAAGGGGATTTTTTACGGTCACCTGATCGAGTTCGGTCACCGTGTCGGAACTCGCTCGACCGGATGGCTCCGCAAGGGGAACAAGACAAAAGGGAAGGGCGGCTCTAGCTCGGGCCAGGTTCCGGCGCGTCCCTGGTTTACTCCGGCCTGGAACGCAACCCGCACCGACATCATCCCGGAGTTTCAACGCATCCTCGCGCAGGGGCTCTCACGCCTCGAGCGTCGAATGCAAAAAAAGGCCGCAGACGCAGAGGGGCTCGTCGATTCGTGAGTATCGAGAACGCAATCATCGCGAAGATCGCCTCGCTCAACACGGGCGCGGGCTCGCGAATCTACCGCGAGATCATTGTCCAGGAACCGCAGCTCCCCGCCATCGCGGTCAGTCGCACAAGCGGACAGGGCATGGCTCGCACCCTGGGAAACAACCCGCTCCTACAGCGCGCGATTCTCCGAATCGAGACCGTCGGCGAAACAATGGCGCAAGTGTCGCCGGTCGCCGAGGCGATCCGCGCAGGACTCGACGGGTGGTCTGGGACGCAGAGCGGAGTCGCGGTCCTAATGTCCAGGCTCTCGCAGCAGCAGGAGCAAGCGGACGCAATGGGTGATCGCACGATGCGAATCGTTCAACAAGATTTCGAGTTCGTCTTTCGATAGTTGGGTTAGCTACCGCAGATAGTTCGGCGCCTTCGGGCGCCGTTTTTTTTTAACAACGACCGCCTCTGGCGGTTTTTTTTGGAGTAATCAAAATGCCTGCAAACATTTCGACCGGCACCTTGTTTAAGGTCGGCAACGCCGCCTCACCGGAAACCTTCGCGACCATTGCCCAGGTGCAAGAGATCAAGTGGAGCGGATACGCTCGCAAGATCGTCGACACCTACACGATGGGCTCGTCCTACCCGACGCGCCTGATGAGCTCGCACGATCCGCAGAATGTGGAGCTGAAGCTCCTCTTCGATCCGGCCGACAACGCTCACGAAGCGATGCGGACGAAGCTCGTCGCGGGAACGCTGTCGAACTATCAGATCATCCTCCCGGATGCGAGCGCCTATCAGGTGCAGTTCGGCGGCTATATCACGAAGTTCGAAATCGACGCGCTGACGGCTGAAGGCGCCGAGATCGTGGCGAACGTGACGATCGAGCTGACCGCTCTGCCGACGGTGACTCCGTAATGAGTCGCGACCTACTGAAGGCGCAGATCGTCGACACCTTCCGACGCGCATCGGTGCGCCAGGTTGAGGTCGGCGGTCTGAAGCTCTACGTCCGCGGATTAACGGGCGGCGAGCGCATCCAACTTCAGCAGATGGCGGCGGAAGCGCAGAAGGGCGGCGAACCGTTGGCCGACTTTAAGGTCGCGGTCCTCGGTCTCTGTGACGAGAGCGGAGCGCGCCTGTTCGAGGATGCGAAGGATCTCGCAAACCTCGACGGCGCCGTTCTCGCCGAGATCTCGAAGCACATCATCGAGGCCTCGGGTCTCGGAGAAGCTGCGAGGGAAATCGCCGCAAAAAACTAGCGAGCGAGTCGGAACTTCTGATGTGGTTCCGGCTCGCGGCGCAGTTTGGACGGCCGGTCGGTGAGCTCATGGAAAGCATGAGCTCTGCCGAGTTTACCTACTGGCTCGCCTTCTACTCGATGGAGCCTTTCGGCTACGAGATCGAGAGCTGGCGCGCAGGAATGCTCGCTGCGGCGACGGCGAACACAGCAGGCACGAAGAAGGGCGGCAAGCCTTTCGTCCCGTCCGACTTTATCCCGACAAAGAAGCAGGCACCTCGAGGTCAAGAGATCTCGGAGCAGCGCCGCATTCTCGAGGCAATGGTGAAGCATGGCTGATATAGGCACCCTAGTCGTCAAAATGGCGGCGGACTCGGCGCAGATGCGCTCCGAGATCGACAAGATGCAGCGCCAGATGAAAACGTCCGGCGATGCCGTCGCGGCGCTGAATAAGTCGCTCAAAATGGTCGGCGGTGCGGTCCTCGCGGCGTTCAGCGTCGGCCAGGTGGTCGCCTTCGCGGGGCGCTGCATCGAGGCAGCGGACGCACTCCAGGACATGAGCGACAAGCTCGGGATGTCCGCGGCGCAGCTAAACCTCCTACAGCTTGCGGCAACGCAGTCGGGCGGCTCTGTCGACGGTGTCAATACTGCGCTGACCAAGATGTCATCGACTCTCGGCGATGCGGTCAACGGTCAAAAGGAAGCCTCAAAGGCCTTCGCTTCGCTGAACCTAAACGCCGCCGAGCTTGCACAACTCGCGCCCGACCAGGCCTTTATTCGGATTTCGGATGCGCTTGCGGGAATTGAGAACCCGTACCAACGCGCCGCCGCTGCCCAGGACATCTTCGGCAAGGGTGCGAAGGACATCGCGGGCCTTTTAGCCGAGGGCAGCTCGGGCATCAACGAAGTCGGCGCTCGCCTCGAGGAGATGGGTGCAAAGCTGACCGACCTCGACATCTCGCGAATCGCCCAGATGAAGGATGAGGCCGCGTTCGTCGGGACCGCATTCCAAAACCTTGCGACCGTGATGATCTCGAATGCATCACCCGCGATGGGTGTCCTCCTCGATAGCTTCTCGAATCTGATGAAAACATTCGGAGGCGCCGACCAAGCGGGCCGCTACTTTGGCATCACCGTAGTCGCGCTGATCAAGGCCGTCGAGGCGCTCGCGCAGACGGTGATCGCGGTGTTCGAGCAGATCCGAGGAGTTTTGATCGGTATCGGCGCCGGGGCGCTTGACATTGTCGGGATTTTTTCCGACGGCGCTCGCCAGATGGCAAGTGCGTGGACCGCATCCGCAAATAGCGCGCTTGCGAATTCCGAGCGAGCCGCAGGCGCCGCTCTCCAGGCCGGGCGTGACGTCTTCAATGCCGCGACAATCTTCGACGAGAAAGCGCGGAAGATGGAAGAGCGAGCCGCTGCCGCCGCCGCGAAGATCACCAGCGTCGTCGGGCCGACAGGACCGGGTGAGAAGACCGCAGCCGAGCGTCGCATGGAAGGCGTCGACGGTCGACAGCAAGGCCTCGACCTGACGAGCATGATGACCGATCAGCAGATGATCGAGGCGCTCAAGGTTCAACACTACGGAAACCTCGAGACCTTGCAGTCGGATCACATTCAACGGGTGGTCGATCAAGCGGCGTGGCAGTACAGCACGATGGGGCAGCTCGCGCAGCTATTCGGTATCGAATACCAAGACCTACAGACGCAGCAATACGACCAGGAAATGACCCTCCGCGAGTCTCTGTTCTCGGCGGGAACCGCGATCATGGGCGCGCTTTTTGCGTCCGACAAAAAGTTCGCGATCGCCCAGGCGCTCATCTCGACTTACGCAGGCGCCGCTCGGGCATACAAGGACGTCCCGTATCCGGCAAACATCGCGGCCGTCGCGAGCATCATCGCGTCCGGTTTGAAGCAAGTCGCGCAGATTCGCAAGACGCAGCCCGGCAGCTCTTCGGGTGGCTCTGCGGGGAGCGCTGGGGTGAGCAGCTCCGCGGCAATGCCGCGCGAGACACCGGGCCTGCAACAGCAGCAACCCTCGCGAATCGCCCAGGTCGTCGTCCAGGGCAGCGTCTTTTCGAGCCGAGAGACCGCCGACTGGCTGATCGGTCAGCTCTCCGAGGCGATCAATGACCGCGACGTCGTCTTCATCAACGGCAACAGCCGGCAAGCCGGACTCATCGGGGGCACCTAATGACCGCAGTCGTCTACACCGCAAAGCGTTCCGTCATCGCCGGGCATAGCTCCGGCGATCAGTATTCGCTAAATCTCCGCGTCGTCGAGGCCGGTCTCGCGATCGGGCGCAAGGTTGGCTCCGAGGTTCAGCGGACGCTCTCCGACAAAACCGAGACGCTCTATTACTACGGGAAGATGACCTGGTCAGTCTCCGCAATGGTAACAAGTTCGAGCGAGCTCGCCGCGCTCCAGGAGTTCCTGCATTCCGTCGAGGCCCAGGAGAGCTTCACGTTCTCACCGTATGGCACCGCCGCGTCGCTCGGGACGACCTACACCGTTCGCCGTGTCCAGGCGAACTACTCCCTCGAGCGACAAGACGGGACCGGCAGCTCGCCGAGCGAGGATGCGATGCGCGTCACCTTTGACCTCGAGGAGGCCTGATGCGTACCGACGGCGAAGTCTTCAACGTACTCAATACGTCCTCGGTCAAGGAGCCGCGGTTCGTAGTCAAGATCGAGTACCCCGTCGATTCGATCTACATCACCTCGCACAGCGGCATCGCCGACGTGCCTGGAACCGTCCTGCAAGGCGCGCTCCAGGAACCGTCCATCGTCTCGCAGCGATTGAACCCGATCGAGGGCCGCAGCGAGATCGGCTCCGCGTCGTTCTCCGTCGTCGACGTCGGCGCGGAGTTCACAACAGAGATCCGCGAACGACTCAACGATGACGTCGGTCTCCGTCAGCGCCAGGTGCGCTTCTACCTGGGCTACGCCGGGCTCTCGTTCAACGACTTCGTCATGGTCGGAACGCAACAGGTCACCCAGGCGGCCTACGACCGCGGGCGCTACTCGATCTCCTGCGCGGACGTTCAGCGCTCCGCAAAGAAGGACATCTTTTCGCTTGCCGAGACAACCCTCGCGCAGTCTTTAAGCGCGACGGACACGACCGTCTACGTCAGCTCGACGAGCGGCTTCTCGACTGTGTATCACGGCTCCAGCTATTCGGACGCCGCGAACTCGACCGTCGGCTACATCAAGATCCGCGACGAGGTCATCCGCTACACCGGCAAGACCGCGACAACTTTCACCGGGTGCACTCGTGGCGTCCTCGGGACGATCGCGAGCAAGTACGACGTCGACGCCGCAACACCATCCGCGCGTCGCGAGAAGGTCTCGGAGCACGTCTACCTCGAGCTCCCGGCCGTCAAGCTCGCCTATGCCATCCTCACCGGCACTCTCTACGGCGACAACGCAACTCTCCCGTCGACCTGGCATCTCGGAATCAGCGCGGCTCTGATCCGTCTCGCGGACTACACCGGCATCGGCTCGGATATATGGGACGGCGCGGACCAAGGCGTCATCGTTCGATTTGAAGGTCTAAAGAAAACCGACGGCAAGAAGTTCCTCGAGGAGGAAATCTGTCGCCTGCTCGGGATGTTCATGCCGGTCTATGCCGACGGCGCGCTCGGGCTCAAGCGAGCGGCGCGCGTTCTATCGGACGCGGGAACCGTCGCAACGCTCGACGAATCGAACTCGATCCAGGTCGGCGAGCTCACGCACGACATGGAAGACGTCCACAATGTCTTCCGCATCTCCTGGAACTGGACCGGCTCCGACTACTCCCGCACGACCTCGCTGATCGACGCGACGTCCGTCGCTATTCACGGCCGTGCGGACCCTCTCGATCTCAAGTTCAAGGGACTCTACGGCGGACGCGCGACCGACTCGCTGCTCTTTCAGCTTGTCGATTCTCTGCGTGATCGCTACGCCTCACCGCCGGAGCGGATGTCCGTCACGGTCGTCCATTCGCTGAACAAGCTCGAGGTCGGTGACGTCGTCCGCGTGAAGTACGCGAGCGTCCGCGACTTCTCCGGGACTGGCTCGAGCATCGACCGCGCGTTCGAGATCCAAAATATCTCCGTCAATCACCGCACCGGCCAGGTGCAGCTCGAGCTCTTCGGCTCGACCTCTCCGGCCTCCGCGCTCTCGCCGACGACGGCGACGACCGCACTCCCGGACGCCTTCTACACCGCAACCGGAACGCCGCTCTCGAGCGTCGCAACGATCACCGCAGGCGTGATGGCTGTCGGAACCTATTCGCTCGCAGGCGGCGCCGACATGACGGCCGCGGGTTCGATCTGGTATCACAACGGCGACCTCACGATTCCGCAAGGGTGCACGATCAATATCAGCGGGAACGTGCAGCTCCGCGTGAAGGGCTACCTGACGATCAACGGAACCATCAACGGCACCGGCGGCGGATTGCCAGGCGTCGCGGACGACACCAACCCGCAGACCTCAACGCTTGGGAATCCTGGCTGGGTCGGCAACTCGCGCGGCTGGGATGGCATCGACGCACACGCGGCCTACAAGTCAGGCAACCCGAAGCTCCTCACGCTCCCGGTTCCCGTCACGCAGGGGAAACACGCGAGCTTCCCGTACCTCCAGCTCCAAGTCTCGGGAAACGCTCTGACCGGAATCCCGACTGATCTGCGCGGTACAGGCGGCGGTCCTGGCGGCAGCATTTTGAGCGGAAACAAAGTAGATTTTCGCGCCGCTGGCGGTACAGGCGCCGCAGGAGGCGCGGGCCTCTGCACAGTATCGCGCGGGTTTTCGACCGGCGCGTCGGCGACGATCAACTTGTCCGGCAACTCGTCGGTCATGCCGCCGATGCACAACGCGAACCCGAACAAATACTACCCCGGCGCTGGTGGCGCGGGCGGTCCGGGTTCGATGCTTCTGCTCCTCGATGGCTCGGCCGTTTCGGCACCGGATCTCACGAACCGATTCGTCGCGAACACCGGCGCGGTCCCAATCGCGCAGCCCTATCTCGGCTTCCTGACGTTCCTCGATAACGAGGGGCTCAAAAGATACGACGACAACGAAGACCCCTGGGCGGGCTATGCCGACCCCGCAGTAATCTCCGAGCGATCTCTCGCGGGCTCGTGCCTTCGCATCCAATTCGTCCCGGCGCCGGAGACCGCAACAGCCGACCAGGACAGCAAGCCTCCTGCGATCGGCGTCCTCACCGCAAGCGCCCAGGATGGCTTTGCGCTTATCGCCTGGACGCTTCCAAACGATCCCGCCTCTTATGACTCGGTCGAGCTCTACGCCTCGATCACAAACGATCGCGGCACCGCGACGAAGATCTTCGACGGTCGCGCGTCCGACTTTCAGCACGTTACGAACGACACCTCCGCGCGCTACTACTGGATCAGGACTCGCCGCGCTCGCGTTCGCTCTGACTGGTATCCGAACACGACCTCGAGCTCGGTGACAATCGCCGCGAAACCGCCGACCCTGGTCGGCTACCTTACGAACGAAGCGGTCACCGTACCGGCAGACTCCGCCGGGACTGTCAGCTCCTTCGCGACTGCGGTCGGCGACTTTAAGGTTTTTGTCGGCACGACGGACGTCACCAACGTCTGCACGTTCTCGATCCTGGGACAGACCAACGTCACCGCCTCGATCAACGCTTCGACCGGCGCGTACTCGGTGAGCGCGATGTCCGCCGACACCGGCTCGGTCGCCTTCCGCGCGACTTACGCCGGGAGCTACTCGATCGACAAGGTGTTCTCCGTCACAAAGGCGCGGCAGGGCAACAACGGCACCAACGGGATCAACGGCACCAACGGCACCAACGGGACGAACGGTGTCGATGCCGTCAACATTCAGCTCTCGAAGAGCTCCTTCCAGCTCAACGCCTACGCGGACGGCACCGTTCCAGACTTCTCGGGCGCTGACGGTACGCTGAAGGTTTACCAGGGAGCGACCGATGTCACAGCCTCGGCGACGCTTTCGGCGACCGCGGGCTCCGGTGTCACCGGCTCGATCAATACTGCAACGAACTCGCCGGTCAGCGGTCAGCCGAAGGGCTACTATCGCATCACGGCGCTCTCGGTCGATGTCGGGACTCTGACTCTGTCGGCGGTCTATAACGGCGTCACCTACACCGCGACCTTCGCTGTCTCAAAGAACAAAATCGGCTACGAGATCGTCAGCTCGCTTCCATCGACGAACCTCTTCGTCGGCCGGATGGCATTCCTGACGACGGACTCGAAGCTGTACCGCTACACCGCCTCCGGCTGGACGACTGCGGTCCCAGCGGTCGATATTTCCGGGCAGCTTCAGGACGCGCAAGTCTCCGCGCTCGCCGCCTCGAAAATTACCGGGCAGCTCTCCGACGCACAGATTCAAGCGGTCGCGGCGGCGAAGGTATCCGGGCAGCTTACGAACGCGCAGCTCCAAGATATTGCAGCTACAAAGATCACCGGCCAGCTTACAAACGCACAGCTCGAAGCGATCGCGTCGACGAAAATCACCGGCCAGCTTACAAACTCGCAGATCGAATCCATCACAGCGGCAAAGCTCACCGGGCAGATCGTCGGAACGCAGATCACAGACGGCGCAATAAGCACCGCAAAAATTGCCGCGGGTGCAATTACCGCCAACGAGATCGCAGCCGATACGATCACCGCAGCGAACATCGCAGCGGGCGCCGTTACGGCTTCGGAAATCTCGGCGGGTGCGGTCACGACTGCAAAGCTCGCAGCAGGCGCGGTCACCGCGAACGAGATCGCCGCCAATGCGATCACCGCGGGAAAGATTTCAGCCGGTGCTATAGAGACAGCAAAAATCGCCGCCGGAGCAGTAACCGCGAACGAGATCGGCGCGAACGCGATCACAGCAGTAAAGATCTCCGCCGGAGCGATTGAGACCGCAAAGATCGCAGCCGGGGCGGTCACAGCCGACACGATTGCGGCCAACGCTATCACCGCTGCGAAGATTTCCGCTGGAGCGGTCGAGACGGCAAAGCTCGCCGCCGGAGCGGTGACCGCGGAAAAAATCACCGCGTCGACAATTACCGGCGACAAGATCGCCGCGAACGCAATCACGGCGACGAACATCGCTGCGAATGCTGTCACCGCCGACAAGATTTCCGCGGGCTCGATCACGGCCGCGAAGATCTCGGTCACCGACCTCTCGAGCATCACGGCAAACATCGGAACGCTCACCGCAGGAACGATCCGCAACTCCGCGGACAGCTTCCGCGTCGACGTCACCAACGGTCGCACGATCACGACGACCGGCTCCTACATGAAGGTCACCGGCGCGCCGTTCGGAAGCACCTCGCAGTTCATCGAATGGTACGGGCCGTACTTCGCAAGCCTCTCGAGCTGCACCGAGGCGAACGCGACCTACTACCTCAAGACAAACGGCTCCGCCTATTTCGGCGGAACACTCTCGGCGGGCACTCTTACAAACCGCGGGGAGACGAGCGACCTCTCGGCGACTGCACAGATCACCGTCGGTCCGTTCGGCACCAATGGCGACCCGAAGGTCGTCACGGTCAGCTATGCGTACAGCGGGAACTGGACGCAAATGCAAGGCTCGTCGACTGGCACCGGGAGCGGCTCAATCTCGGCCACGGTCAAGCTCTACCGAAAGATCGGCAGCGGAGCAGAGACCGAGGTTGCAACCCTAAACGTCACAGGGAGCTGGTCTTATGAGACCGACAGCGAGCCGTATCCGGGCAATCTCTACGCGCGAATCTGGACTCAAAACATGAGCGGCTCGGCGAGTTACACCGACAACGACGCGAGCCTTTCGGATCGCACCTATCGCGCCGCAATCACGGCGCGGTCGATTCAGTTCAGCTCTGGCAACAACAGCCAGAGGGTGTCCATTGTGAGTGTCGAGGAATAGTTCAATGTTTGATGCAGCAAAGCTCAAGGTGCCGCCGGGATCTCTCCTGGTCGATATTTCCCTCGTGATCGCGCTCGTGTACTGGGGCGGTCAGATGACGGAGCGTCTGGAGAACATCTCGAAACGCATCGACGTCGTCGAGCAAGTAAAGATTCAGCCGGAGGCCGATCGGCGGATTGCCGTTATCGAGGCGCAACTTGCGAACCAGACAGAGCGTCTGAAGTCGATCGAGGACAAGCTCGACCGAGCTCTCGTTCGTCGCTGATGCTTTTCCTATCGGCCGGACACCATCCGCGCGCACCTGGCGCGGCCTGGCGCGGCTTCGTGGAACACACCGAAGCGCAGGCCTGGGTGACGGAGCTTTCTCGGCTTATGCCCGACGCGATCGTCGTCCCGCCTGGTGAGCTCGGCGCAAAGGTCCGATGGATCAATGCCAGGGCGACCTCGAGCGACCTCGCGATCGAGATCCACTTTAACGCGAGCCCGAAGAACGCAGGGCAGGGCAGCGAGACGCTTTATATGCCGGGCAGCTCGAGCGGGCTCCTGCTTGGGCGCGAGGTCCAGGCGGTGCTGGCGCAACATTTCTCACCGGACCGAGGCCTCAAGCCTGGCTTCTACCAGGCAGACAAGTCGAAGGGGCCGCTCTACTTCCTACGCGCGACTCGATGCGCGTCGCTGATTCTCGAGCCGGAGTTCATCTATCACGCCGACCGCATCAGGACTCTTCGTCCGACGTGCTGCGTCGGTCTTTCCAACCTACTACGGAGATTCGCCAATGACCGAAGAGTCGCAGATCACGTCGCTTGACTGGCTCCGCGGGGCGATTCGCTCACGGACGGTCTGGATCAATGTCGCGCTCGCCGTCCTGGGAGGCCTCGAGCTCTCCGGCGCTCACCTGACGACGCTATTCGGCGCCCAGGTCGCCGCGGCCATTCTGCTCGTCGGGTCGATTGCGAACCTGGCGCTCCGGGCGATTACGACGACACCGCTCCCGCATCGGTGACCTAGTGGCGACCGGCATCCCGAAGGAGTTCCAGCTCCTCGGTCATACGATCAAGGTCCGCGTCATTCCGCGCTCGAAATGGCGTCACGGCAAGGGCAACGTCGGGATCTGGATACCCGACAAGCTCCGCATCGACCTCCTAGCAGATCCGATCGAGACGCAGCTCCAGGCGACCTTCTGTCACGAGCTGTGTCACGCACTCCTGGACATGATGAACCACGATCTCTCTCACGATGAGACGTTCGTCGACAACCTGGGCGCGCTCTTACAACAAGCGCTCACGACTTTCAAAACAGAATGACAACAGCAAAGAAGAACCTCGACTCGGTGGCTGTTCACGCAGCCTGGCTAAAAAACGGTCGCAACTTGCGACAGACGGCACTCGCTCTCGGAGTGAACTCCGGCACGATCCGTCTGCACGTCGACAAAATCGAAGGAGCGGAGCAACGTCCGCACACCCTCGAGGAGCAGCTTCGCGCGGCTCGAGCTCACATCAAAGAGCTTGAGGGCAAGATGCTGAACGACGCAGTCGTCCGCGATGAGATCTTCAAGCTCTCGCGCGCATCCGTCGACCCTCCGTCCTGGCTTACGAAACCTTCGAGGCCGGTGTCGGAGTTTGCAGGCGTCCCGACGCTGTTCGCGAGCGACTGGCACTTCGGCGAGGTCGTTCGTCCCGCAGAGATCGGAGGCGTGAACGAGTACAACGTCGAGATCGCAAAGGATAGAGCGCGCACCTTCATCACGGTCGCGATCGAGCTCCTGCGGAAGCACATCCAGGGCGGCAAGTATCCCGGCTGTGTCTTTATCCTGGGCGGCGATATGCTCTCGGGCGACATTCACGAGGAGCTATCCGAAACGAACGAAATGCCGACGATGCCAGCTCTGATCGAGCTCGTCGGTGTCCTGTCCTGGTGCGTTCGCACCCTAGCGGATGAGTTTGGCGCCGTCTTCATTCCCTGCGTCACCGGCAACCACGGCCGCACTAGTCGCAAGCCTCGAGCGAAGCGACGCAACCACACGAACTTCGACTGGCTTCTGTACCAGATGCTCGCCAAGGTCTTCGAGGCCGATCGCCGCGTGACGTTCCTGATCCCGGAAGGGCCGGACGCCTACTACAAGATCTTCGGGACGCGATACCTCCTCACGCACGGCGACCAGTTCCGAGGCGGCGATGGCATGATCGGCGCGCTCGGTCCGATCGCTCGAGGCGACAAAAAGAAACGCGCGCGCAACGTCCAGACCGACAAGAGCTTCGACGTCATGCTCCTCGGGCATTGGCACCAGTACATTCACATGAATCGCTTCATCGTGAACGGGACGCTGAAGGGCTACGACGAGTACGCCGACGCGAACAACTTCGACGTCGAACCGGCGCAGCAGGCGCTCTGGATCACGCACCCGCAACACGGCATCACGTTCCGAATGCCGGTCTATGTGCAACGCGGCACGACCACATCGAAGACCGAATGGATCACCATCCCGAGGGCGGCATGAAGGACGCGATCAACCCGAGCCACTACCAGGGCGACATCGAGTGTATCGACGCGCTGCGCGCGGCTCTGACGCCGGAGGAGTTCCAGGGCTACGTCAAGGGCTCCGCGATGGCTTACCTCTGGCGCCTGGGAAAGAAGGACGCGCCGGAGCAGGAGGCCGGGAAGGCGATCTGGTACATCACCTGGCTCACCGGCCGAGACCCGCGCGAATGACTCCTCCCTGGCTACTACGCTACCTCCCGTACCTAGTGGCACTCCTGGCGTTCCTGGCGTTCCTGGTCGGGGCTTACCGTTGGGCTTACGGGAACGGCGTCGACGCCGAGCGGGCTCGATGGGAGGCCGCGACGGCGGAGGCGGGCGAACGATTCGCCGAGGCACTCGCCGAGCAGCAGCTCGTCCTGACCAGCCTCGAGCGTGATCTGGTAGCGATACGTCGCTCCGCAAATAGGAAACGCGAGGATCTATCCAATGCCACGACGACCGACCCGGAGAGCCGCGATTGGGCTCTCGATCCTATCCCTGACCGGGTGCGCTGGTCGCTCGGTGATCGTCGAGACGTGCCCGCCGATCCCTGACTACCTGACGTCCGAATGTGTCGTCCCGGAACGATCGCTCCAGACGAACGGAGACCTCGCCAGGGCGTACCTCGATGCGACCGAATGCCTCGACGAGGCAAACCTCAAGCTCCGCTCTGTGCGCTCCCTGGCGAGCTGTAGGCTAGGCCGCGAGCAGCTTGGAAAATAAGGGCGGACCGCCTCGAACAAGTGGTACCATTTCATAATAAGGAAGCGAGCCCCCGCTACCATTCTGTGAAACACCCGCCGCTCGCATGAGCGGCGCGGTATTCACAGCGACAGCAGCGACCAGGACTCCAGCCTCGGGACGGCACACAACGTCCCCGAGCAGCTCGTGAACCGCAGCTCGAGCTCGAGCCGCCGGTCCCTGCAAAGCCTCTCGCATATTCTCGACCGCCTGCCGATACGCCTCCTCGGCGACCGCCTGGTCGACGTTCGACCTCGAGTTCGCCTTCCGCCAGGACTTCGCCAGCAGGGCTCGACGGCGCTCCAGGAGCGCGGCTACCGAGGGCGCGATGTCCTCCCGGTCGAGTATCCCTTGGGATACTTGCGCCTCGAGCTTGGCAATCCGGCGATCAAGCTCCTCGAGCTCTGCCGGGCGCGTCGACTCCGTGCGTTCATCCCGCCGCCATTGGCGGATCATTGCGACCGCCAGCTCGACCGCGTCGCTCGAGAGGAGCTGTTTTGTAATCGGCTCGAGCAGCTTCTCCTCGGCAACGTCCCGCCTGGCGCCGATCGCCATCGAGCAGGCCGAGTCGCCTCCCTGGTGCCGGGTGCCGCAGTAGTACCAGGAACCGTTCGCGCCGGTCGCGACCAACTTCCCGCCACATTCCCCGCAGACCAGAATCCCCGAGAGGATGTACTTCGGACCGCGACCTTTCGTTCCATTGTGGAACTTTCTCGGCGTCGCCAGGGCGCGAACCTTCTCCCAGGTCTCGAGCTCAACGATCGCCGGACCTTCGGTCACGATCCATTCCGACTCCGGTCGCTCGACGCGCTGACGCTTGCCGGTGTCTGGGTCTCGCTTCCAGATCGAGCGATTCCACACAACCCGGCCAATGTAGCGATCGTTCCCGAGCATCGAGTGAATCGCCGAGACGAGCCACATACCGTCCGATCGGCGAGCCTTTCGCTCCCAGGTCGAGCCCGGTGACGGCACTCCGCGTCGGTTCAGATCCGACACGATCGCCTTCATTGCCTCACCTCGAGCTGCGCGGTCAAAAACCTCGCGCACGATCGAGGCCTCCGCCTCGATGATCTCTCCCGCCTTCGAGTACCCGTAACACTTCCCGCCAGTCGCCTTTCCCTGGCGCGCTCTCATATCGAGCGCCGAGTGAGTTCTCGAGGCAATCTGCGCGCGGAACTCTTCGGACATAATCCCGGAGAGACCCGCCTGCATCCTGGCGGTGCGACTGTCAGAGTCGAAACCGTCCAGGACGCCGACGACGCGGATGCCGCGGTGACGTAACCGAGTGAGAAGCGGCGCAAGATCCTGGGAACGCGAAAGGCGCGTAGTGTCGACGACCAGGAGAACATCGCCTCGCTCGAGCTCGGCGAGCGCCTTCTGAACGCCTGGTCGATTGCCGATCGCAGCGCCGGAGATACCCTCGTCCGTGTACTCGGCGGCGATCTTTAATCCGTGATTTTTCGCGTAGTCGCGACACCGACGGAGCTGATCGAGAATCGTCGACTCCGTCTGATGTTCGGTCGAATACCGGGCGTAGATAATTGCGCGCATTGCGTCACCTTATGATGACAGGCGGCTCTCGATCAACTTCTGCTCATCCTGGGGCGGCGGAGGCGCGTCCCGGAGCTCCTGATAGGCGGCTCGAGCGAGCAGCTCGACAAGCTCTCGAAGGGCGGGATTCATTTCAGTACTCCGTCGTCCATGCCTTGAATTTCTCGCGTACCCGATGCCGACCTTGCCGTGTCATTCCAAGCCCTTCCCAAATGTCCATGCCTAGCCGCGCCGTGCACCACCGAGCCCTGCCATGCCTAGCCAAGCCGAGCCATGCCGATCCCGGCCAAAATTTCCTTGCCGCGCCTAGCCGTGCCTGGCCGCGCCGTTCCCAGCCGAGCCCTGCCGAGCCCCGCCGTGCCAAGCCTTAACATCCAAACCCTGCCACGTTATGCGGCGATTTTTAGTTCCCGTTTAATTTCATCGAAACGCTCAACCGTAAATCTGCCGTATCGAGGCCGATAATCACCGAGGCCGATGAACGCACCAGCGTCCGACAGCCAACGATGCAGCGCAGCGGCGTCAGCGACGACCTCATTTGATGCCGACACTTCAAACGTAATGCGCCAATCGTGAAAAATCGGGCGGGTTCGCATGACGCGCGCTTGACCTACACGAACGCCGACCGTCAAGCGAAAGAACGGATCGGCACACATCTCATCGACGGTCTTTCCGGCACCGGCAAAAGACAGCGCGCCGTCTGTTTCAACAAACACGCCAGAAAGCGCTTGCTTGCCTTCTTTGCTCCGCGTCGCGCCTTTTGCGATCACCGCCTCGAGAATGCGGCTCGGAATCATCGGCGCGCCATTTGCGTCTACATAAAGCCCGCCTTTCCACTCGATGTCCGCCATCGCGGCAAGATCGGCGTCTGTCTTTTTTCGTTTAGACGAGACCGCCTTCATCGCTTTTGAGAATGGATTGAGGGGGTCCGCTAACTGCCCGTTGTGCATAACGAGCGGAGACAGGCCGGAAATCGTTGCGCTGAAGAACCGATAACCTATCGACATTTGATAACTCCATACCCACCAGGGGCGTCAGATTTTTGCGCGCTGTTTCAATGCGGCCGGGTCGCGCGACTTTTTCCCGGACGCAATCAATCATCGGAGCCGGTCGCTCCTGTCGAAGTCGCGATGTAATCGCCTCGTGGCATTGGCGGCACAGCACAACGACGTCGGCAAGAGATTCGGAACCGAATGTCTCGTAGTGCCGGTGATGCAACTCAAGCCCGTAGCCAGTAGCGGCGGACGCAGGGCAGCAGCGACATTCAAAATTTGCCGCGGCGAGCGCTTCATCGCGCAAGCGCGACCAATGGCTCGGCGCTGGATGCTCGGATGAGGGGCGCTTTGTTAATCGACCCGCAATCTTCACGCGGCCTTCTCCACGATCTCGACATAAGCGTCGAGCTTGTCTTCAGCGATCCCGAGCTGCAAAGAAAGAAGCTTTTTCTGTAGCTCACCGACGGCCTTCTGCAACTCGTCGCGCTCCTCAACGAGTAGCTTCACTCGAGAGGCGAGCGCCTGCGAGAGATCGCTTGCGTCGGGGATCGCGGAGACGTGACCGACAATCTCAAGATCAGACATCAAAGAATAAAATCCAGACATAACTGTTCCGGCTTGCACGACGGGGCCGGGCTCCGTTGGGGGGTGTGACGCGCGCATCGTCGATGACTACATGACGAGCTCGAATCCAGGGAGCACCGGCTGTGCAACGCGATACCGCGCAAACTTTTTCCCGTTCCTGGTCTCGGTGACGGTCTCGATGTCCATGCCTTCGGCGCGCAGCTCTGCAACTCGAGCGGCCAGGCGAAAGCACCCGAACTGATCGAGCGCTGTGAGCGGCGTTAGCTCGATTCCAGAGAGCAGCGCGGCGCGGATCTGTTCCGTTTGTGTCACGACAACACCTCCCGATTCATCTCGAGTTCTCTGCGGCGCGCGTTCAACTCGGTCAGCGTCGACTCGATGACCGCGTCGAACTTGCCGAGGGCGTAGGCGGTGCGAACGACCTCGGCGACAAGCTGACGCGAGCTCGCCTGGTCGGCCATCGCGACAAGGTTCTCGAGGGCGGTGTTCATGCTGCGACCTCCTGCGGCTCGACGACGATCGCCTCGAGCTCCGCCTTCCTGGCGTCCTTCGCGTAGTTCAGCGACTCCTCGAGCTCGCGATCCTTTGACTTCCTGGCGAGCACTACCGAATCGCGGAAGCGAGTCTTCAGCGTCTCGAGATCCGGTGCCTCGCGTACCAGGTGAACCGGATCGGCGAGCGGCGGCTCCTGGGCGACGACTGTCGCGCTCGAGCTCGAGATCGTCATGTCCTGGACCTCTTCGGAGGTGTAGACGCCGACGGCAACACCAGGGAACACAGCGCGAACGCCTTCGGAGATCACGCGAGCGCGGAGCATCTGTCGCGGGTACTGACGCCAGGTCGCGTTTTTTGTGAGCCCAGCGCGTTCGGCCATCTGGAAGGTCCAGCGGATCTCGACCGTCCCGCCTTGCGGGTGCGACACCTTCGCGGCGACCGCCTGATCGGTGTATTCGATCCACTCGATCTTTCCGCCGTTCGCCTGGAATCGAGCGAGCAGAGCGTCGCTCTTCAGCGAGGGTCGTCCCTGGATGATGTGATAGTCGCGCGCGGCGATCGCTGGGTGCAGGCCTTCCGCCTGGGCGATCAGCATCAAAGACATCGCCTGGTCGGGTGTACGGACTCCAAAGAGCCCAGACTTCGCGACCGCCGTCGCCATCTTCTCGATGTCCGTCACGCTGACGGATTGAATCGCTGTCGTCATGCTGCCTTCTCCCTTAATTGGCGCTCGAGGTCGTCCACCTCGGCGAGAAACTGTCGGACCTCGAGGTCCAGGTTCGCAATGAAGACGTCGTCGCGCTCGACGTGCTCGATGTAGAGCTGGTGTGATTTCGGAAAACGCGGGTCGTAGCTGCAAAACAGCGCGCGCTTGCGACCCGTTATCCAGAGCTGGCCTTGCACCTGTGCTCTGTGCTCATGCGGCATCCCGTACAACCAGGTCTCGGCGTGTACGATGCTCGATGGACATTTGAATTCGACGACGGATGCGTTGGGGTCCGAGTCACTTCCGATGAGACCGTCGGGAGACGCTCCACACATCAACGACGGGTGACGGTGGAATCCGGTCTCGCGCACCTCGACGCCGAGCTTGAACTCAAGCTCGATGCGCGCGCCTGGCTCCTGGTCAATTCCCCATTGCATCGCCGCGGTGGTGAAGTGTGGCGTCGGCTGGCCGGTGAGGCGCTCGGTGACCAGCTCGATCGCGTAGTCGATGCGAGCCTGCGCCGGTGCGCCTTTCGTTTCGTCTTTCTTTGGCTTTAGCCTGGCGAGCGCGTGCTTAAAACGAGAGGCGCTGCAAAGTCCGAGGCGGGCCGCGAACCACTCCGCGGATCGTTGCTGTTCCATCATGCGGCCTCCTTCGGCGCTCGATGGATGAGCTGCCGTCCGCCGTGCAACGTCGAGAGCGCAAGGCCCGATGCGCTCAATGCGCGGATGAGCTCACCGAGCGGAACCTCCGGGTCGAGCTCCATGCGGACAACAGGAGGCGGGGCGTCACGCTCGATCCCTCGGACGAACTCGGCCACCGCTCTCGTATCGCGCGGGTCGATGTACTCAACCGAGCTCACAGCGGCACCTGCCATTGACGGCCGCGGCGCTGCGAGCGGACGTTCGGGCCAGGCAGAAGCTCCCGGCGGCGACGGTTACGTCGGCGCGTCTCGATCAGATTGAGGAGATACTCGACGATCCCGCCGAACACGGCGAAGACGCCGAAGACGACCAAAATGGCCGAAAACGCGATGATCCCGTCGATTGCTGTGTCCATGTAACCTCCCAAGTCAGGGGCCGCGAACTGCGGCTTCCTGGGGAGTATTACCGGGTGGTACTTATTAAGTCAACAACAGACGGTAATGGTTGACTAAAAGGTTATTGCGGGATAGCGGCTACCAGGCCAGGCGGACCTAGATCCGCTCGGAATTCTTATAGACGACGCGCCCGATGATCTCGACGCCTTCGCCGCATCGCTTGTCACCGTAGCGGCGCTTGTCTGGGTTATCGGAAGAGAGAAACCATTCGCCGGAATCTCGGCGCAGGCGCTTGATTACGAGTTCGCCTTCATAGTTCACGGCGAAGACCTCGCCATCGACGATGGCGGTGTCGCCTTTGTTGATGACGATCGTGTCGCCGTCATAGAGGCCTGGCTCCATCGAGCGGCCCTCGACTTTTACGGCGACAAGATGATCGGGCCGAAAGCCTCGCGACTCGAACCATTCCCTGCGGAAAAACAGGGGCGGGGCTTCGTCCTGGTGGCATTCCACCGCCCAGCCGATCACTCCTGCGGAGAGTTTTATTTTGACTCTCTTCACCGCGACAAATCCCTCCGGCGCTTCTTCTCCGACGTTTTGTGCATCGTCGACGCGATCGAGCCATCCTTTAGGTAGTCCGACCGCCGCCTCGATCTGCCGGGCGAGCTTTTCTCCGAACCCTTTCTTTGATGTGAGCGTACCGGAAAGCTGACTCTGGCTCTTTCCGACTATCTGCCCAAAACGCGAAGTATTGCCACCGTACTCGTCGCTGATGAGGCGCCGAAGGCGTTCTCGTCTGATTTCCTGAATGTCCACGGTTTGCATTGTCGCATTATTGTTCACCTATAGGTGAATTACCGTGTGGTATTGAACAATAATGGCTTTTTGGTAATACTCCGGGCGCCATGACACTCAAAGAGTTCCTTCAAACCATGACCCTCCGGCAGCGCGACCGTTTCGCAGAGCGCGTCGGAACGACGGGAGGCCATCTGCGGAATGTGAGCTACGGCTACAAAAAGGCCGCGGAATCGCTGGCGATCAACATCGAGCGGGAGAGCAACGGGATCGTCACGGTCGAAGAACTCCGACCGGATGTCGACTGGCGCGTGATCCGCGACTCGAGAGCTAGACGCCGCGTGAACCAGGTCGGGGAGGCGGCGTGAACTTCTACAAGCACTACATCGGCGACTTCCAACGCGACACCGGGCACCTCTCGCTAACCGAGCGCGGCGCATACAGGTCGCTCCTCGATCATCACTACGCGACCGAGCGTCCGCTCCCGTCCGACATGACGCAGCTCTGCCGCATCGTCGGCGCAGTCTCGAAGCTCGACCGAGACGCCGTGAAGCGCGTCCTCGAGGAATTCTGGGAGCAGGGCGAGGGTGGGTGGACTAACTCGAGAGCCCAGCGCGAAATCGCGAAGGCGGACGAGCAGCGAGAGACGAATCGACGCATCGCCGAGCAACGAGAAGCGCGACGAAGAGCGGACCGACAGGGCAACGAGCCGAGCACGACTCGTGCTACGAATCGTTCAACGAACGATCAACCTATCCAGACACCAGACTCCAGACACCAGACTATATCTCCAACGACATCTAACTCCCCATGTGTAATCTCTTCGCTTGAGGTGGCAAAAATCGCGCGCGCCGAAGGCGAAGAACGGCAGCACCTCGACGCGATCAAGAGCGCATACCCGCCCCACGCAGGCCGCACGGACTGGATCACGGCAGAGCACCACATCCGCAGGCACCTCGAGCTCGGCGCGTCCTGGGAGAATCTGCGCGAAGGCGTCGAGCGATACGCCGCTCACGTCCAGGCGACGAACCGGATGGTCTTGAACCCGGCGAGATTTTTCGGCGATCCCGATCGTCCCTGGTCGCAACCCTGGCCGATCCCGCCGACGAAGGCGAAGCGCGCCCAGGACACCAACATCGCAGCAGCGCAGGCGTGGCTGGAGAAGGCAAGTGCAGCCGGGTGATCGCGCCGAAATGGCTCGCATCCTGGTCTCGCTTGCCGAAATGAAACCCGGCGGAAAGATCACGCCGGAAGCGCTCGAGCTCTGGTTCGCAGCGATGAGTACCTGGTCGATCGAGGAGTTTCGCGCGGCAGCGCAACACCTGATGCTCCACGAGGAATACTTCCCGAACCCTTGGCATTTTCAGCAGCTCCGCAAAGCGCAGCGCATGACACCAGGCGAGGCGTGGGCCATCGCGCTACAGCACGTTCGCTCGGGCGCCTATCACGCCGGGCCCGCCGTTCCCGAAGTCGAGCGCGCCGTCCAGGCGCTCGGCGGATGGAAGATTATCGCCTGGTCGAGCGTCGATGCGCTCCCGTTCCTGGAGAAGCGGTTCGCTTCGCACTACGACCAACTGGCCGACGTCGCGGAGACGCGCCAGGAACTCCCGCAGCTCGCGCAGGACAACCCGGTCCGCGGACTGATCGAAGCGATCGGCAAGTGAGACTCGCGGATCTGATCACCGAAGCCTGGATGGCGCGACGCCTTGGGATGTCGCTCGATTGGGACTCCGGCGTCACAACCGCCGAGCAGCGCCGCGAAAAGATTCGCACCGCGATCCTCGAGCAGCAGCGCGCGCTCTCGATCGCAGGCAAGCGCAAAGGAAAACCCGCCGAGACCTGGCAGTCGCTCTTCCAGCGTCTATATCGCACACCGTTAAACCCACCGGAGACCTAGACGATGCCTCAATACGACAACACGAACAGCGGACTCCTCGCGAAAAACAAACGCAAGGAGAAGGACACGCACCCGGACTACTCCGGCTCGATCAACGTCGGCGGCGTCGAGTATTGGCTCTCGGGATGGCTGAAGACTGGCAAGGAAGGATCGAAGCTCGCAGGGGAAAAGTTTTTCTCGCTCTCCGTTCGACCGAAAGACGA